GCACAAACTTGTGTTCGTAGGTTCGTGCTTTCAAGCCTTCGTCGATTTCAATTTCACCAAACCCTAAACGGCGTAATACTTCGCGAATTGACCACGGTGTGCCCTTGTATCGGTGCAATTCGATGGCGACTTTGATTAAGCTACGCTTGGATTGGTCGTTTTCAGCTAAAAATGAGCCGTCATAACCAGTTACACTCCACTTTTCGGCAAGCAACGGAATAAATTCATCGTCGAGCAGCTCGACGAGTGTCGTCATCACCTTGCTTTTATCCAACGCCGCCATACGATCGCTTAAGTCAGCCAAGGTTTTATATTTGGTCTCGCGTGCAATGATGTCCGCATAAGTCAATTTAGCCATTGCTACGCTCCGGTGCGACATCTACGTTAATTGCGGTGCAGTTTGCCCATTCGGTTTCGCCTACAACGATTTTTGCCGGCGCAATCAGATGCACGTCATAGACGCCTTCCACCCGCAATGCGCTGATAATTGCCGATGGCACAACATCAATACCGAGTTTCTTGGTTTTATCGGATAAATACAGTTGCAACGCATCACGGGCTTTGGTTTTGACAATGTCTTCATGATAGCCGTCTAATAAGGTGAGCGTGGCATTGATTTGATAATCGCGCTTAGTGGGTGCAATCACTTCGACGGTATCACATAACGGACGACGACGTTCCGGGCTAACATATTGCTTCACATCATTCAGTAAGCGACCATCTGGCAAGCCTGTTTTGGTGAGTACTGTAATGCGCACTAAACCACCACGAGGGTTAGAAATATTTATGTCTGCGATGTCTTGTGATACGGCGCGCACGTGATAATCATAAGCGGCGATGGAGCCGCAAGATGTAAAAGCTTCCGGCGCGGCGAGAATGCGCTTGCGGTAATCGTCATCTTCTTCGCGTGCTAAACCACCGCTTGGCACATCAATGTTGGTGACCGTGATTTCACCGTCAAAATTGACCGCACTTTTGAGCGTTTTTACCCGTCCAAGCTCCCAGCCATTGCCCACTGCACCAGTTTTATTACAAGCGGCTTCGATTTCAACATAAGAGATTAATGGCGTGATCACATCATCATTAAGAGTGATAAACTCAATTTCATCAGTGGCCGCTACTCGCGTGCCTTTAGGGATAAAAATAGACGGATGCTCACCTTTAACACTAAAGCGCAAAATCGTTCGTGCAGGTTTATCCAATAGACGATAACAACCGAAAGTTTCGCCACATAAATCCAAGGCTAAACCGGTCGCATATTGCGGAAAGGTCTGGCGAAAGGCTTCATTAATCCCTTGGCGGGCTAAACTTTCCCGAAAGGCGTACACATTAATCAACAAGCGTTCAATGTGTGCGGGCTGTAAGATTTTGCCCGTGCGTTTTTCATAATCGGCAATCGCATCACGCAAAATGCGTTCCACGTTGTCATCAACGGCTTTTACTTCATGTCGGTTCATTGTTTCACCTCGGTGGAATAAATCTCACGATACACATCATCAACCAGCGACCAACTAATCAATAGTTCAAAATGGGGCGCAGTGCCGCTTACTTGCACGCTGTCAACCTCAATGCGAGTTTCCCATTTTTGTAAAGCAAGGGTAATTTCCCGCACCATATTCGGGATAGCCACATCTTCCGGCTGGTCGATATATTGAAAATGATCTGAGCCAAACTCAGGGCGTAGCACGTCTGTGCCTTTTAGCGTGTTGAGAATATTGGCAATACACTGATGAATATCATCAATACCTTGCACCGCTTGGTTATCTAAGCTCGGGGCAAGTTGCCAGTGGGTTGTAAGGATGGTACTTTGTGTATTCATAGCCTTGATGATACAAGGCTATGAGTGGACTGGATTTTAAACTGATTTAAAGAATTACGGTTGGGCTGATGACGTTTGTTTGCCGTCGCCTTGTTCGGTGTGTTTGTGTTGTTTCAAGCTGATATTATCGGCTTTCACATCACCGTCTTGAACTGTCAACTCGCCGTTGATAGTTGCCGTTGCACCCGAACCGCTACCGTTACCGGTCATGCCTTGCATATAGGTTAAGGAACCGCTCACAAGCAAGTTTCCGGTGGTTTCGGTTTCCGGGCAGTCAATAGTGACTTTCGACGGCGATTTTATCAACACGTCACCCATGGCAGACACTTCTACATTGCCGGAAGTTCGGTCGTGTTTAATTACGGTTCCGTTACTGAATTTTTTCATCCAGATATTGGGATTTGCTGTCGGTGTGGGGTCTTGTGTATTGTAGATGGCGCCTAACACACATCCACCTTCGCCCCGTGCGTCGAGGAGTAACGCGACCAATTCGCCCACGTCGGGCAGACAGTAAAACTGATTGCCACCCGCATTCGGCGTGAGATAAGAAAGCCACGCCGTTTCCAAATCTTCAAGCGCAGGAATTTTGCACCGCACTTTATGACTTGCCGGGTCAACGGCAGACACAATGCCTTCTTGGTAAGTTGCGCCAAAATTATGCGTGTTCATCATTTGATTACTCCTGTTTCACGGCGCTGTTGTTGTGCTAAGGCGTAGTCATCAGCGTTCGTTTGTAACAAGCGGTCATCCACATAACGCAAATCAGGCTTGCCGTTGAGTGTATCCAATGGTTTCGGTTCGGTCAGCACTCCGGTGTTTTGTAAATCATCCGGGATAAATTCGAGCATTCGCACCTCAAGACTTGTAGTGTAACCACCGCCGCGCACAATGCTATGTCGGGATGATTTAATCAGATATTTGCCGCTAAAAACCCCCATGTTACGTAGTGCAAGCGTACTGCCAGCCACTAATTTCGGATTCCCGATCACAGTGATATTGCCTGCGGTCTGGTCGTCGTTTTGCTCCGCCAGTGCGGCGTCGGCGCGGGCATCAATTTGTTCTTGGGTTTCCCCGCGTGTGACGACTTTTAGCGTGTCACCGCTTGCGGCTTGTGCCTGCTTCATGTTTTCGCGCAAGGCTTTAGCTTTCTTGCGTTTCTTAATGACTTTTTTACCGTTGGCGTCGTAGCCGCTGACATCCACTTCTTTTGCGGTGTCTTTAATTCGGTCGCGTAAGCTGATAGATATAGTGTCTTTTTCTTCTAGCGTCACCACCGCTTCACTTTTACCCAATTCATCTTTGTCGGTAAAAACTAACTGATCGCCTACAATCTTGAAACTGTGATGATATTCACGGGCAAGGCGTGCCAAAAATTCAACGTCGCGCTCTAAATATTGCGTTGCTCGTTTAATTCGGATGCTTTTGATTGTGCCAACAACTTTCAGCTTTAATCGTCCGGCAATAATGCCGACGATTTGTTTTAGCGTAGTATTCTCATAGGCTTTTGGTTTCAGCGTGCGATTGGCTTTCGCAATACCCGTACTTAACGCTTTAATTTGAATATATGACGGACGATAACTATATTCCACCTCATCAATTTCAAATGCTCCAATATCAGTGAGTTGCTCACCCTTATATCCGATAGCCGCTTTCAGTTTATTTCCTTGGGTCGGATACCATTGCCGAATCCATTTGCCTTTTATGTCTTCAAAAGATATCGTCAGCTCGTCTGATTCGCCCTCAAGATTGTCGGTGTACATCAGCTCAATCAAATACGGTTCAATGTCTGCCGTGATGTTGGTTTTCTCATACATCATCGAAAAATCAGGCGTTGGGACATTATTGCTCATCGCTACCTCTTAACCATGGCGGCATGGATTCGTTGTTGGTCGGTTTAATGTTTAACACAGGGATATAAACGGTCGCGCCGGTAGGCAATACTTCGCACAGGCTAATGTGTGGGTTTGCGTTGATAATCCGCGCAAATTCCAGCGCGTTACCGTAGTAGTAATAGGCGAGGTTATCCCACCGTTCGCCTTGTTTTACGGTGTGTTTAAGTACGGTCTGTGTCATTCGTTACTTCCTCGTCTTCGCGTAGCACAATCCATGCCGTCATGGCGGCGACGGGTGTAGCGGCATTATCAATGCGTTCGTTAATGTCACTTAGTGCATTATCGGCGGGCGTAAACCAGTCATTCCAGTTCGCACCGTCGGATTGATTGCCAAATGTCAGGCTGTCTTTTATAATCATTAAATTGTCATAAATTCCGCCCATTTCTCGACTAAATTCGCCGACTGCTGGTAACACTTTACAAATACTGCCGAACAGTTCACTCATGTCGGTAAGTTCACCAAACTTGTCTAATGCACCGTCAAGATTACCCAACACATCCGGCAAATAAGCTAACGCCGCCGTCGGGTCATCGGTCAACTGGCGAACAATCGCGATGGTGTTTCTGACTTCATTCACAATTTGCCGGCCTTGGTTAAAGAGTTCTGCACCTTTTTGCACAGTTTCTTTCATATCAGACAGCACCTTTACCGCCCCATCCGGCAGAATTGAACCAAGTAATGAATTACTGCCTAAGTTCAATGCTGCGCCGAGCGGGTTATCGTCGATATCACCCACATATTCGCGCAGGTTGATTGTCATTTCACGAGCCAAGGAGTTGCCTAACTTATCCGTGAACAACGTTGCGGAATAAATATCGGTGATCACATAATTGCCTTTATATTTGCCCGCCCCCCAAATCAAGGCGAGAGCTTCTTGCTTGGCTTTGGCGGCAAGCAAGGCTTGATAGCGACTTTCCACCCCGCCAATTTTATGGTGCAGGCGAATGGCAAAAGACAATTCCGTCAGCTTTTCGCCCATTGCCTGTAAGCGTGGTTTGCCTTTCAGTACTGCGTGTTCGGCAAAATCTGCAGCATGGTTTTCAGAAAAATCCGTCAGGTTGACCGGCTCAAAGGCAATATTGCCTAACATAAAATACATCAGTATGCTCTCCGTCTATATTGATCTTCTTCACGTCTTATTGTTTCCACAATAAAACGGGCTAAATCCTGTTTACTGGCAAACAGGGCATCTTGCAATTGGCTTAAAAGACTGTCCGGATTTTGGTTGCCGCTTAGATGAATCGTCGGGTTAAAGTTCACCACAATACCGCCATTTTGCGTGGTTTCATTATGGGTAACGGCGTTTCTGTTTAGCGGTTGATAATCACTAAAAAGTGACGAATTTTGACTGCTTGAGTTCGGATTAAAATCAGGCGTGCGGTAATCCGTCGGCTGATTGATGCCCAATAGATTACCGATAAAATTCGCCCCAAATTTAATGTCATCCCACAGCGAACCGAAAAGGCCTTTTTTCTCGTTGAAAATCGGTTTAAAGGCGGTTTCAATACCGTTTAAAACGGGTTCGAATTTGACCGTACTTTTTGCCACAAGCGGCTCGACCGTTGGCATTTTTGGGGCTTTTATCGCAGGTGCAGCAACTGTTTTTGGTGCGGCTTTCTTGATCTTTTTCCCCATTTTATCGACCGCCTGTGTGGCTTGAAGGACATTTTCTGCAATCCCAATGGCAAGCCCTGAGACGATATTTTCGCCGTAGCCTTTAAACACCCGCGAAGGAGAATGAATATCCATTTCGCCAGTAAACCAACCTTTGATAGATTTACCTAAGCCGATAACCCATTCTTTCGCCCCATCCCACGCATTGCGAATACCATTGACTAAACCACTAATCAGGTTCGAACCAAATTCAGTAAACTTCGCAGGCAAATCAATCCCAAACCAAGAAAGCACGCCTGCAAAGGCTTGATAGAACAGGCCCAATGGTGACCAGTTGAGAATGGTGGCGGTGATGTTACCGATGCCTGAGTTGAAGACAGTGGTGATGTTTTCCCATACGCCACTAAAGAAAGTTGTGACCCCATTCCAAATATCAGAAATCACTTGTCCGCATTGAGTGGATTTTTCACCAATCCATTGCCACATTTGGCTGAATTTTTCGCTGACCCAGTCCCAATTATCCCAAAGTAAATAGGCAAGCCCTGCAATGACGGCAACCGCAATGCCGATAGGGTTAGCGAGAAAAGCGCGACCGACAAAAATAATAGCCTTACCAACAAGCAATAATCCCTTGAGTAAGGCGCCGGCGAACATTTGCCCTAATCGAGCAGCAAATAAAATAGATTTACCTAACCAACCGATTAAATAACCAAAGCCATAGGCAAGTTTAAGCACAACAGGTAACAATAATTTTCCGATAAAGCCCACAAGCCCCAAAATACCTTTGCTCACTAAGGCAATGATTGAACCGCCAAAAGACAATACTGACCATGCCATTTTGAACACTGAAATCACTTTCAATGTCCCCCAAGTTAAAAAACTTAACCCGCCGATGACCGCAGAAAAACCGGCAACCGCACCAACGGCATAAGTTCCCCATTTGGCAATTTCTCCCATTAAATCTGTATTGGTATTGATGAAGTCGGTAACGCTAATAATAATAGGTTGTAACCAACTAACAAAATCGTTGATCACAGGCAATACATAATTTCCAATGCCAATAGCGAGACTAGTAAAACTATTCGTCAATTTAGTTAATGACGCTTCAGTGGTCGCTGCTCGAGCATTAAACTCTTTATCCATACTGCCTAAATAGCGTAAATTGCCGTTCTCATCGGTTTCTTTCAGCTGTTTAAGGCTTTTTTCTAACAGTTCGGTATTGCCAGCAAGCACCGCCACATCATCAGCATATTCTCGCCCAAAGATGTCGACTAAAATCCCCATTGCCTGATCTTTCGGTAATTTCTCCACGCGTTTGACGAAATCAACAATCGCCCCTTCACCATCTTTAGCGATATTTTTCTTCAGCTGTTTGGCTGAAATACCCATTTTCTTTAATGCACCTTGAAAGGCTTTGCCGCCTTTTTCGGCGGTCATTAATTTGGTCAGCATTCCATTAATTGCCGTGCCTGCCACTTCAGGTGTTTTACCCAATGAGATAAAGGTATTAGAAAGTGCGGCTGCCGCATTTTCCGTTAAACCGAATTGCTTCGCCGTTCCCCCAATTCGCCCTAGAGTGTTGACAATATCAGAGGCTTTTGCCGGGCTTGAGTTGGATAAATCGTTAATGGCATCGCCAAGTTTACCAATTTCGCTAATGGGGATTTTGTACACATTAGCCAGTTTTGCCATAGCTTCACCGCTTTGGTCGGCTGACATATCAAAGGCGACAGACATT